AGTTTTAGCAACTCGTCCTCTGGCTTAACTTTTGACGCTTCTATCGACTCTAAATAGCTTTCAAGTACCCCTTCAGCTTGCTCTTTATTCAATCCGTTTTTCTTAAAAACCTCTGCAAGGTACGGCAAATCCAAGGTCTCACTTAACTCTTTGTACTTTTCCAATTGCCCGCCTTCTTGAAAATTAAAATCGTAATCCTCTGGGACTTTGTATTTATCTTCGACCTCTTTAATGTTTTTCCGCAACTCCCCAATGTATTTACTCTGTTCGCTATACGCCGCCGCTAAATCGCCAGCAGTTTTATATTTCCCGCCCAGCAAATCCACAGTTTCAGTTTCAGCACTAACAACTTCTGCCTGTACTTCTGTTGCTTCTGTTGCGACACTTTCTGCTTGCACGTTTTCGGTTTCTACACTTTCTGTTGGGGTTTCAAGTAATGACATTAATTAGCCTCCTTAGCTTTATTTTTTACCTGCTCTAAAAGTCGTTTAAGTTGTCGTACTACACTGTTCTGTCCTTCTCGTTGTGCTGCTGCCATTAAAGTATTCCCGCTATCGGGGTGCACCATTTGTATCACTGGCTTCCCAATCGTGTTATTCTCCAATATTTGTAATGCCTGTTGCCCGTCTGGGGTTCGAAATAGCCGAAGTAATACTGCCTTTTCCTCGTCGCTAAACGGAATCTGTATCATTACCCAACCTCCGGTGTCGTTTGTGGCGTTTGTTGGCCTAATTGCTGTTGCGCCATGGCCATAATATTTTGCTGAATTTGAGCCGATTGCTCCTCTGTCGGTACTACACCCTCCGGTAGGCTCAAATGCGTGGCAATTTTACGTGCGTATTCTGCGGTATTTAAAACCGTTTCTAGCATCTCGGGGCCTTTAATTTCCATCATGTGCCTTGAATAGCGCATAAGGTTCAAGATTTCTTCCTCTTCTTGCAACGTGGCCAACGGAGACAAACTTTGAACATTAATCTCCAGTCCATTTACACGGAACGGACCAAGGTCTACCATCGGGGCCCCCTCGGAGTCGAATACTTTTTCTAAGGTTTTTAGCGACACGTCAATCGTTTTGGCCACAAGCTCTTTAAACAACCGCCCAAACGAAGCACCCGATCGATTGGCGTACTCCTGCTGGCGAATCGTTTGCTCGGTAGCAGTCTTTACGGGGGCATCAATCGGGCCTAGCGGGTCAGTAAATAGCATCTCGTTAATGTTTCTTCGCAAGTCTTCCACAATAATTCGTTGTAAATTAGAGTATGGCGGCGGGCTCAAGTATTGTATTTTAGGTCCGGCCATATCCCAGTACACCGGTATTGCTATTGCCGGTTCTAGTTTCATGTTCTCTAAACTCATAACGCCATCGTCACCAACAAGCAACGGTGGCTGACCAGTCAACGCCGCTGCGGTTAAGTCAAATTGTATCGACTTGTTAAGCGTTTTAATATCGGGTAGCGCATACATAAGCGGCCCCCGGCCATACCACTCGCCAGCAACCACTGACCATCGAAACACCACCCACGGCAAGAATTCTTCGTCGCGCTCCACAAGTAAATGATCGCCTTTGGTCGCCAAAATACAATACTTAAACCCCATAACCTTCTCGGTTTTTTGCACTCCGTCGATCATATAGGTTGCCGTAACTTCCGCCGGATACATCCCCTCTATCAGCTCGCACTCGTCCATGGGTTTTTGTGCATAAGCCTCTTGCATTTCTTTTGGGATTTTTGCATCAGGCCACGTGTCCATAATGTTTCTGTATTGGACTTTTATTTTTCGAAACACAGTATCTACGGTGTTATCGGCCCCTGTTGCTATGTATAGCTTAGCAATCGGTACCGCTTCGACCAGTAATGGTTGCTTACTTGTGCCGGGGCGTATCAGTAATGCGCCGGTTCCAGCCGCTACGTCATACAACGCTTCGGATACTGCTTGGTCAAACGCCGACGCATGAAGACACTCAAACAACCGGGTCTCCATAATTTCCAATTGTTTAAGTGTTTCAACGTCGTCTTGTCCGTCCTCGTTTTTCAAAAACATCCCCGCTTTTAACCGAGCCCACTTTTTCATCGGCGGCACCAACACGTTTTGTATATTCGACACGAATTTTTGAGTCCCGTTTACTGCGGTTGAATCAAAAACAACTTGAGCGTTATCCCGTTTAGCACCTTTAACCGCTTCGCTAAATAAGTTTCGTTGCGGCATACAATACTCGTAAACCTCTTCATACGTTGAATCCCATTGTTGCTTGCGAGATTCTAGTGTTTTGAACGTCGCTAAAAACTTTTCCTTTACGTTCATACAACGCCTCGCTCAGACGTGGATAAAAGCGACCGTCGCCCCATTGTCCCGCGCCGTAAAGCCAACAAAGCCGTAGTATTTTCCAGCGCAATTTGCTCGCGTTGTGCTCGACTTTCTTCTTCTTGTCGTCTCAACTGTTCCTGTTGCATTTCTAATTGTTGACGCTGTACTGAGTCGTCGTATTTTGGTCCGCCGCCACCCATATTCTACCTCCATTTACTACTAACCACCGGTACAATTCATACGGAGTCATTGCATAATTAGTTATTCCTAACGCCATTTTCACTATACTAACACACCCCGGTATTATATTTCCAATATGAAACCCCGACTTACAGTCTTTTTCAGTCGTTTCATATTCGACAATTAAATACTTCGGTCGGCTAAAATAAAACTTTAAAACCTCTTCGGCCGTTTGATTTTCATATAGTTTAGTGTTTATATTAAACCCTGTATAATCAAGCACAACCGTGTGCGGGCTGATCGTCCGTAACGCAAATACGTGTTGAATATTATGGTCCAATAACTTTTTTAAAATTCTCATGGTCAGGTGTTTAGTGGGACTAATACGTCGAAACACCACATACCATTTAATTTTTTTCATTTCCATAGTATACTAAAAGATTTTAAACTTGGGAAGGACTGTAGGCTTTTGCATTTTCTCGTTTCGACCTAGCATCGTTTTATGCTCGCCACCGCCTAATAACGCATACTGCAACGCATCATGCGGGTGGCTAAACCGATTCTTTTCTGGCTCTAATTTATACTTGGCCTCGCCCCCAACGTTCAATCGCTTATAGTGATACCCACCGTTAAACCCTCGTCGCACCATGGGGGCTTTTTGCCGACTTACAACAATACCCGGCAGGCCATTGCTTGAGCGCAACAGTGGCGACAATACCGCTTCTCGTCGGACTTCAAACTTATTGGATGGTGCCGGGCGCACAAACAACTGTTCTTTCTTAAACAGATCAAACGCCGTAACGCCTTGTTGATCTCTAAAGCCGCCAGACGGGTCGCCCCATAACTCAATATTCGCTTGCTTGTAGTCCTTAGTTAAATATTTATTAAGGTTCCGGGCAAAGTCTTGGAGCGGCCACGTCTCGCCATCCGGCGTTAAAAACTCGTCAACAATCCGCCAACGACCAAATGGGTCTTTCTGAGCAATAACCGCCGACGGGGTAAGTCCAAAGTCCACCCCAACAATCACCGGCAATAGCGGATCATACTTAACCTCCGCACTTGAATGCGTGCTGTCTATGTAGTTTTCGCCATATACCGGCTTGCCCTCTTGTATAAACCCGTAATCGCCATGCACATACACGTCAATCCACTCTTGGGGCTTACCATGTTTCATTTTTTCATAGTACCCAACCGGTAAATTCTCTACATTTTCCGCCCCTAAAAATACCGGTACTTGTTTTGCCCCACAAAACGAACAATCCCCAACAATAACCGCATCCGGCCAGCGATGCCCCGCCCACCCCTCCGGCTTCTTACTGCCACACGTCTCGCAGCCTTCCTCTTGCGCTTCGCCCGACGGTTGATTCAAAAATCGATACCTATCGTCTGGGTCTTCTTCTGCTAACTTATACCACCAATTAGTATCATCCGGTGGGTTCGTATCGGCTATAATCCCACTGCGTGTGGGCCAAGCTATACCTAATTTTGTCAGTTTCTTCTCAAACCCATATGCCCAAGCACTTGTAGCTTCGTCAGACCCTTGCGATAAAAACTTATTAAAATCTTTACCAAGCTTCTCCCTCGCAATGTCAAACAAATCTCGTAACGCCGCCGATAAATACGCAACGCCGGTCTCCTCAATATAGTCCGCCAAGGCCTCCCCCTGTGCCAATAGCATCGAATCTGGCATGTTTTTTTTGGACGGGTACCGACCCACACGCCCCGTTGCCCCATTTAAAATGTCCCTATTTGTATATCGAGCCTCATTAAACCAAAGCATCGTAGTCT